ACACCAAATAATAGGCTCAGGTCTTTTTTGGAAAGCAATTTGGGTTATTGAAGGGCTTGTGATGTGTTCGGCTAATTTGCTTAAATCTTCGGTAGCGTAACTGTATTCTGTTGCAGAATATAATATATGCCTTAATTTTCGACCGCCATGTTCGACAAAGATAACTGCATTATTAGCCAAGATGGGTTTTATGGGTTCACTACCACAAGTATCATGTCGAAATGTCTCGTAGTCCGAAGGCGTTAAAGTCCCTTCACTACCTGGAGGACCAAAACTGTGCTCGGCACCCGATGTGCCGATAATGATATTCTTTTGGTCTGCAAGCCACATAATCGGATTGGCTCTTGCAGTTGCAAGCTTAAAATTGAAAGGATCATCCGCATCCTCTCCTGTGGCAAAAGTTTCAAAATTAAAGCTTGCACTTCCCCATAAGCGGGGAAGTCTATGGCCGGAAGAAGCCAATATTAAGCGCTGTTGAAAAAATGTAAGAGCTGAAGGATAACCTTGAACGGCAGACCATGCACCTTCCGACCATTTAACTGTAGCATCGGTTCCAGCTAATTCGACAAGAACTGTAGCGGTGACTTCGTTGGCATCAACATAACTGGCAATCTTTGCAATTCCAGATTGCCATTGAGAATAAACATTTAGTATATAGTTGCATTTCCCCGATGAGAAATTCTCCATTTTGAATCTATAAATGACACCAAATTCGGTTTCTGTATCATCGTATTCAAGATTACTATTATTTTCAGAATAAACTATTGCGCCCGGTACTGTTTCCCAATTAGAACCGTTATCAAAGCTTCTCTCTACTGTTACAAGGCCAGTCCATGTTCCCCCTGTATATGCTTTCCAGTCTCCTTCTACCGATATGGTTGATGATTCTTCATTTGCATCAAGAATACCGCTTAAAGTAGTCTGTGACCTTCTCTCGGAAATTTTCCATAATGCCCCAACATGGCCTTCATCGAAAATATTTGCATCGGCAACAAGCGTTATCGTCCCGTTGACATCAGAAGGTGTTATTGTCGTATTGGTATCATTTTCAGGCAAGAATGGCCCATCTACGATATTTACATCTTCTATCGCCCATGAAGTGTGACCGCTTCGAATCAGCTTTTGAAGCCAGTGGTCAACCTGAGCAAGATACATTAAGTCGCCGGTTTGGTCATATTGAATACCGCTTAATTCATCCTCTAAAAATGATGTTGATATTTCATAGGGGTCATTACCATCTAATATCTGTCCGCCATTACGGTAAAATCTCATATAGTGATTGCCAACTTCAATGATATAGGCATCTGTATTAGAGAAGATAAATGGAATTATCCGCGTGAATTTTGAGCTGTCGTTGACCTCTGCTATCATTTGTGTTCCAGGTCTTTTGAAGCTCGGCCCCTGCGCTATGACAAACATATTCTGTAATGTTTTACATCCGTAGCTGTATTTAGGCAAATCACTTCTTGCGTACATAAGGGGAGACAATTCGCCGGAATTAAAATTAAGCTGAATCGGAGTTAAAGTCTCAGCAAAACACGGAGAACACAATAATAAAATGAATATAACTTTTTTCATATAATCCTCGACCGCAATAAAGTTTTGCCCTGCATTTGTCTTACAGAGCCTTCCTGAGCATCTATAGAGTAAGCAAGTGGCTTCCATATTTTTGTGAGGAAATTAACTATATCTTCCGGTAATTGCTTGTTTTGTTTTATAACCGGTGACAATTCGGCTGCCAGAGAATAGATTAAAACTTGAACCAATAAAGAATCAAATTCATTAGGGTCTGTTATTCTTTTTATGAACCTTATGTAAGCTGTGCTTTCATTGCATAAAAAATGCCTGCCTTCTACCCGCCAGGGATAACTTACTGCATCCAAACACCCATCGGTATTGGGGTCAACCATTCGTAGAACCCGCAGGCAATAAGGTTTAGTAGGTAACGCATAAGAATAATTATAACCAAAAGTTGGTGTGTTCTCATATTGAGTAAGCTTCGCTCGTGACGATGCACAGTTCCATTCATGCGCTCTTAGAATGGCATCCGAAACTATAGGCCAATAAAATCTACAATGCTCTGCATTTGTATCCTCCTTACTATCATAATCACTTATAGGCTTAGCTCCTATTTTAAGTAGTGAGGCATTACATATCTGTGTAATTGAAATGGCCATAGTTATTTCTTCTTTTCACCTTACATAGAAAAGGGAGCGCTCGGGCGCTCCCTTTCAGTTCAATACTTTCAGGTTATTTCTTTTCGGATGGTGGTGTGTTTCTCTTGGCCATCATCTGTTGATGTCGAAAAGAACCTGCTTTTTTCTTTTCTTCGACTGGTTCGTTCTTTTGAGGACTTTCTTCTCTTGCCATAATTTGTTCCTTTACTCAATCAAGTTACCGTCTTTGTCTCTTGGCCAGATATTCAACTTTCGCTCGCCGAAAGGCACAGTCGTCATAATCTTCGGCGGAATCGGCGCGCCTTCTCTGGTTGTATAACCGGCTTTATGGGTTCTGCGATTAACTTCCTCTCGCAAATCCCTGTCACTTATATCGTCTGGAACTATCTCCATGTTGTTATTTTTAAATAGGAGTGATTTGCAGGAAAATCACAGTTGAACCATTATCTGCCTCATTGTTATCCATGATGAAACCGGCAAGCTGACCTTCCAGACCATCGATACCACTTGAGCCTCGATGCTGTATGCTACCATCATAGCGCCAGACAACTTCTCGACCATAAGCCAATGTTCCGCACTCCGCTTGTGGAGCAATCCAACACTTGCCCCATGTTTGCTCCCAGTGAAAGTAATTTGCGGCGCTAACATACGCTGCTGCAACGCCACAATGAGAACATTTAGTTAAAGCATCGGTGTACCGAACATCCGACCAGGGCGAAGGCATCACGAAACCATAACTTACACCCGATGTTAGTACTCTGTCAAGCGGGGCATCGAGGTAAATCGTAATAACATCACTAACGCCACCGGCAGTATTTCCAATGACTCCCCGGAATTGCAAAATGGCATCGGATGAACCTGCGGCTGGTTTCAAAACTATCTGTCCGCCACATAGCCCATCTTCTGTCTGAGCCACAACTCCCTGATTCGTCATTTTGACTGATAAACTGCCAACAGGTGCATCCGCAGCCAATAGTGAATAATCAATACCGGTGGCAGGAATAGCATTATAGAAAATGTTTCCGCGACCAGCATAACATTCATCACCAGATTTTGCATATTTGAATACTCGGCCATCCCATGTAAGACCGCGTGTGCCAAGATGTTTTCTTTGTGTGGTTTCCGGCACATACAGGGCATTCTCTAATGGTTCACCATCAACCATGAAGGCTGTAGGAATATTTTTCCTACCGTAACTTATAGGTGCGATATACATCTTAGTCTCCTTAAAAAGTCAATTTATTATTTGTGTCAAATCTAACACAGAAATCAATCACCCTCACTAATCACACTGCTTGTTTAGCTTCTCGCTTTTTTCAACAGTATCTCAATGACTCCCTTCCCTTGTAGTCGAGTTGCTCCCTGCATACGCAAGAGATATATTTGCGTATTCATGCAGTAATCCGGGTGTGGATATATTTCTGTTTTTTCTGCATCAGGGCCGGTGCCGGTAGCAAGCATTATCGAGTCCTTATGGAAGGCAAAGCATTTGATACAGCCGGTATCGACCGAATGGGTCTCGAAATAAGTTGTCGGCAGCCAATGGAAGTGAAATCCCATGAAGTCCGTCAATGAGCCAGCAGCCAATGCTTTGATAGTATTGACATCATAAGTCTTGACATCGGTTTCTTGCAAAAACTTCCATTTATTGATAGCGCTCGCAACGATATGCCTGTCCGACTGTGGGATATTCAAATCATCCATCAGATCGCCCATAAGAGCTACCTTAGCCACTGTCAGATAGGTTTCGGTTGTATCTGAAGCATCCGAGCCAGCATCTACAAGTGTTCCATCGCCGTTGATAATTCTGCATTCGTCAGCATCATAGTTATTTATGGCGATAGTGCCTTCTTTGCCGCTATAGACGATAGCTCCTAATCCATGCAGAATTGTCATATCTGAAAATTTAGCATAAGCGGCTACGGCGCTGCGCATATACTCGCTCTGCGGGTCTTTAAGCATCCGAACTTTATCAATGCTATCAATTCGTTTGCCCCAGTCCCAGGGAAGTATTACGGATTTCCGCCTGGTATGTGGAACTTCCATATTAGGTGTTATGGGATCACGTGAGCTACGTTCTTGACCTTCTGTCTCGCCGATAAAATCGAAAAACTTCATCTCTCCGCCTTGTGTTTCTGTACGGACAAAAGGTCTCAATAAAGACCCTTCCGTTCCGTGCATATAAAGTTGCTCGAAATTATCAGCGAATTGTTTTATGAAGGATGGTTCAGGTGTATAAGCCATTATTGTTCTCCTTAAAAACACAAAATAAATTGTCAAATCTAAACTGCGTTTTTCGGAGAACTGCCTGGCATGCCAGATTCCCCTGCATTTTACGTTTTGGTCAACGGCCCTCTTTTGGGCGTATCAACCAGACCTTTGCAGGCTGCCTGGATTTCAAATAAATCTCAAATCTGAGATTTGAAATTTCAAGTTTGTCCCATACTTATTTTCGTTAGCATGTCAACCTTTTCAACCATCGCTTTGTGTTCTGGATGGTCTTTCTTCCAATAAGGGCCTTTTAAGTCTCCCCTTATTTCGTTTAGTTGAGCTTTGGCTTCATCGGGTGTTAAAGAAAAGCCCAATTTTCTTCCGCCGAGATGTAATCTGTCCTCGGAAATCATTTCACCGAGAACCATCATAATAGCCCCGATCCGCGGGTCTTTTAGAATGTCGTTACTTAATCGTTCATTGATGTCCTTAATTTCTTCCTCATTGAATCCATATCTTTTAAGACCATCACAGGCGGTATCAATTATCTTCTCCGCACCTTCCATTCGCTCTTTAAAAGCTGCGCCGCATTTACTTCGCAAGGTATTCATGCCTCTTTCAAGATTGAGTTGAAAATCATTAGTTAATTTCTCATGGCGTTGCTTCATAAGCTCATTCCATTCAGCAAACAAACCAAGTGCTTGTGCCGGCAAGAAACGGAGCTTGTGCGAAGTCGTTTTAAACCAGTCGAGAAGCTCATTGTCGGGCTTGGCTATATCGGCAGGCATTTGAAGATTATATCCTTCAGGATTATCGGGATAGCCTAAAGCCTTCATTACGACATTCCATTCGTCATCGGTCGCTTCGGGACCGGGAATGGCAATCTTGTTTTTACCAACCAGCTTTTGAGTGTTCCTAAGCATCTCAAGAGTCTTTGGAATACTCTTGAGGTTTCTTATCGTCTGATCGGTTCTAATGTCCTCACCGAAAAGGTTCTTTTCCTCACCGCTTTCTTCATCTTCAATCTTTGCATCCAGCCAGTTCTCAGCGAAAGAACCGTCCGGATTTACGAAACTCACTAACTTCCCTGAATCATCAGGATTAGCATTTGGATCGTCCATGATAAATCTCCTATCTGCTCATTAAGGTTTTGGGCTTTCGTTTACCATGCTTCTTACGCCGCTTGCCAGTAGGCTCCCAATCATGTTCGACTGCATTTAGCAATCTCTTTTGGCTCTCGGCTTTCTCTTTTGTTGTATGCTTCGCTTTCACCCCATGCGGCGTTGATACTCTATAGCCATCGACTTTTCTAATTCTCACTGGCATTATTCCACATCCTTTTCAGTCTTGGCTATCATAGGCTCTTTTTGTTCGATTGGGTCCTTGCTTAACCAATCAAGAATTTCAAGATATACATCTCGCCGGCCTTCAATAAACCTCATTGGGCTTGAGTCAGTATTCATGCTCATTTTTCGCTTAAACCAACAATATTTTTCCAAATGCGCTAAGACCTTAATTCCATAGGCCGAGCCGAATACTTCTTTGAAAGCTATGATTAACTGTTTGTCATCCGGCATATCTATAAGCCCTTCTCAAAGAATCCAGAGGACTTCCTTCCTCAATTGTTTTACTTAATTTAGGTACAGCCTCAGCCGCTCCCTGTGCTATCTGTAGGGCCGCCTGCTTTTGCTGAGCCTCTATACGGGCTTGCTGAATAGCCCTGACCTCATCGCCCGAACGCATCCACTTATGGGGCACACCCATTGCTTCACCAATACCTCGTGAAATATCACTTAACTTATACTGGTCAAGTATAGATGGATCCATTTCGGCAAATGGCCCGATATAAGCCATAGTATTTGCAAAAGCTTTGACCTCACTGAATCTTAACGCTAAGGCAAGGGTGGATACATACTCAATCTTATAGCTCATCGGAACTGATAAAAACGGGAACTTGCCCTGTCGGGCAAGTAAATCAACAGAAACTTCAACTAATGGGTCAAATAGCTCTGCTTGAAGCCGTCCCTGATTCGGCCCTAACAGTTCCAGTTTGTTCTGCGCGACCTCCAAGACTTCTGTGGCAGTCCGGGTCTTATCATCTTCTAAAATCATAAACAATTCATTATATAAGCCACGGGTTATGGATTTTTGAAAAAGTTGAATTATATCTATGCCGAGTTTAACATCAGCGCCTGTATTCCAGGGTTCGGGCTTAAATTTGTCCATACCAGCTTCAACACGGTAGTTAAGGATTCCATTAGGAACAAGCATGGGTTCCTCATCAAAGGCGCCTGCAGGTGATAATATGGAAGGTGCTATTTTCTGCTCACCATTTTTGATGACAATTTCCATTATTTTATTAACTAATTTGTTATCAGGTAGTTTTCGCATAGCTGGTGAGCGACCTCTTATTTCACCAGTTCCCTTCGCAAACCTGTGAACAATAGACCTCATTTTCCAATAGCCAGATTTTGATACGAGCTTCTTATCGTCTTTGGCTATCCACAAAGTGCTAATCGGCATGTGCCAATTATCAATGATTCGTGAACCTTCAAAATAATCTTTATTAGGCTCAATGACATGAAGAAACTCAAACTTTTTATCAATGTCCTTTCCATCTGTGCTATCGTAAGCATTTTGCACTTTCTTGCCGACATTATCATAGCCGAATTTCTCTACGGCTTGCCTGGCGGTAAA